AAATATTTTCTTCAGGAAATATAACTGATGGAGTATTTAAACTTTACGGAATAACATAGGAATTAATCAATGGCTCTTAACTTTGCTAACAACAATTCCTTATCAGCTTCGTTAAACAAGTTTAACAAAGAAGAGGAGATTCTGTAATGGCATTAAATTTTGCAAATAATAATTCATTGTCAGCAATAACAACAATACCAGCTAGTATTAGTGGTGGTGGATTAAATTTAATATCTACTCAAACAGCTAGTAGCAGTTCCTCATTATCTTTTACAACAGGCATAGACAGTACGTATAAAGAGTATATATTTAAATTTATTAATATTCACCCAGCTACAGATAATGCTAATTTTACTTTTAATTTTAGTACAGATAGTGGTTCTAATTATAACGTAACAAAAACTTCATCAACTTTTGTTGCTTATCATACTGAATCAGGAAGTTCATCTGCTTTAACTTACGAATTTTCTAATGACTTAGCACAAAGCACAAGTTATCAACTTTTATTAGGTAATAATGGTATTGGAAATAATAACGATCAAAGCGCAAGTGGTACTTTACATTTATTTGACCCAAGTAATACAACTTTTGTAAAACATTTTATAGCTGTTAGTAATTATTATGAGTTTAGTGATATGAATAGAAATGACTATGTTGCTGGTTACGGAAACACAACAAGTGCTGTAGATGCAGTAGATTTTAAAATGTCGTCAGGAAATATAGATAGTGGAGTTATAAAATTATATGGCGTTAGTTAAATACAATAATAATTCTATATCTGCTGTTACTGCTTTAGATAGCATAGCAAGTGGTTCATTAGTTTTACTTGCCACAAACAATATTACATCAGGAGTAGCTTCATCTTCTTTTACTTCTAATATTGATAGCACTTATAATACTTATATTTTTAAATTAATAAACATTCATGTAGCTAATGATGGCTCTGAATTTAGAATGAACTTTAGAGATGGTGGTTCAAATTTTGATGCAACAAAAACTAGCACTTGTTTTCAAGCTAGTCATAATGAAGCTGGTAGTAGCACCTCTTTTGGGTATGAAACAGGATTTGATTTAGCAAATGGAACAGCAGATCAGACCATTGTAAGAAACATTGGTAATGCAAGTGACGAAAGTTTATCAGGAACAATTTTTCTATTTTCACCATCATCAACAACTTTTGTAAAACATTTTATCTCAGATACACAAACTGTTATATCCTCTAACCAAACTGATAGATGTTTTGTTGCTGGATATTGTAATGTAACTTCTGCTATTGATGGTATTACCTTTAAACCTGATAGTGGTAATATAGATAGCGGTGTAATTAAAATGTATGGATTAAGAGAGAGTTAAGATGGCTATTATAAAATTAAATAACAGAGCAGTAAAAGACGCAACTGCTTTTGGTAGCATAACAGGACTTGGTAATTTAGTTTTCATATCTAAGCAAACTGCTAGTTCATCTTCTAGTGTTAGCTTCACATCAGGTATTAATAGCACCTACAAAGAATACATATTTATTTTAAATAATATTCACCCAGCTACAGATAATGCAGAATTTGGATTTAATTTAAGTATAGATGGTGGTTCAAATTATAATGTAGCAAAAACGTCTGCTCCATTTAAGGCACTTCATTCAGAAAATAATTCAGAGGCAACATTGGCATATGAGGGTGGTATTCAATTAGCACAAGGAACAGGGACACAATATGTTCAAGAAAATCTTGGTAATGATAATGACCAATCTTTATCAGGATATTTACATTTATTTGATCCTAGTAGCACAACTTTTGTAAAACATTTTTTATATGTTGGAAATGGAGCAAAGGGTAATGACCAATCAATTAATTTTTTTGTAGGTGGTTATGGGAATACAACATCAGCAGTGAACGCTATTGAGTTTAAAGCAGACAGTGGAAATATAGATTCAGGTACAATAGATATGTATGGAGTTCTATAAAAAATTATGATACTAACACAAACACAAGGAGAACAATATGCCAAGATATAAAATGGTAAATGGTGAGAGAGTACAACTCACAGCAGAAGAAGAAGCGGCAAGAGACGCAGAAGAAGCGGCTTGGACAGCTGGTGCAAAAGATAGATCAATGGCTAATCTAAGAGCAAAAAGAAATAATTTGCTTAAAGAAACAGATCACTATGGTTTATCTGATGTAACTATGTCTGCTGATATGGCAACATACAGACAAAATCTTAGAGATTTACCTGGTACTGTGGCTGATGACGCAACAGCTGCTGATGTTGATGCTATTACCTTTCCAACAAAACCCTAGTCATTAATATCAATATCAATACCAATTCATATCTGATAAGCAGAATGAATGAAGTATTTATTAATATTAAAGATTTGTTCCGCTTTGGCTCAAGAATGCACAAGTGAAATTCAATATACTTTACTATTCAATTCTTGGCTAGAATGTGCTAATGCTGGTTACTTACGAGCTATCGAAATTAATAATACTTTGGGTAGCGAGTTTGTTAATGGTAATCAAGTTATCATTAATTTTAAATGTAAATCTATGGAACAGGTATAGGAGAATTTATGGATAAATTTTTTAAGATGTTAGTAGAGGAAATAAAAATATTTTGGGAAGAATTAAAAGATGGTTGCAAAAAGAAAATCAAAAAGATTATCTGTAAGTGCAAAGGAAATTAAAGAGTACGCAGAAAAAAATAATAGCGTAAGAATATCTTATCATGAGAAAGTTTGTGCTGAACGTATGAAAACTTTGTTTAAAGCCATCGATGAGATGCGTAAAGATATAAAAGATTTAAGAGCTGATATGAATAAAGGTAAAGGCGCAGTTGCTTTTCTCGTTATTCTTGGTGGTTTTATAGCGACCATTGTAGGTTTTTTTAAATTCAATGGCTAAACGCAATAAAACAGCTGCTACTGGACTCTACAATGAACTCATCGCACAAGCCAAATTTGCACAAGATCCTGATAAATTAGTATTCGTACCAGCCATGGGTATTGGTCCAATCGATATGGTAGTATTAGATATTAACACAGGTGAATATCAAGCCTATGATGTAAAGACTGCAAACTATAGGAAATCTGACTATACCCCTAAAGATAAGTATGTTAGAAAGGCAGGATCATTGATAAATAGAGGCTTGACAGAACTGCAAAAAAAATTAAAGGTTAAGATATATTACAACAGATGAAACTTACAGCTAACATATCCCTAGACGAGCTTACCAAGTCGCAGATTGCTGAACGTAAAGGTATTAATAACAATCCCAATCCTGCACAAATAGAAAATTTAAAAGCATTAGCAGTAAATATCTTACAGCCTGTTAGATCACACTTTGATAAACCATTAATTATTTCATCAGGATTCCGTACTGCTCAACTTTGCATAGAGATTGGTAGTTCAGTGAATAGTCAGCACGTAGCTGACAACAATGCTGCCGCAGCAGACTTTGAGATACCTGGTGTAGATAATAAAAAACTAGCTCTATGGATTAGAAATGAATTAACTTACGACCAACTTATATTAGAATTTTATCGTGATAATGAACCAACATCAGGCTGGATTCATTGCTCTTACTCAACTGATCATAATAGAAATCAAGCACTAAGAGCTTACAGGGAGGATGGCAAAGTTCAATACAAGCCATGGATGGAATAAATGTGGTTTAACGTATTAGGTATGGGAATTAAGACAGCTGCCAAGCTGTATTCTGATAAGCAAAAAACTAAAGAAGCCTTGTCAGAAGCTAGACTACTTCACGCAGAGAAGATGAAGAGGGGTGAAATAGAATATAAAGGTAAAGTATTCGAGCATCAGAAGGGAGACTGGAAAGATGAGTTCGTTCTTATTGTTCTATCCACTCCCATCTTCATGTTAGCTTACTCTGTGTTTGCTGATGATCCTAAGATAGAACAAAAGATGGATCTATTCTTTGAAAAACTACAAGCTATGCCTTGGTGGCTAGTTGGTCTTTGGGTATCAGTTGTTGCTGCGATCTATGGTATCAAAGCTAGTGAGATAAAGAACTTTAGCAAATGAGTAATCAAATAACAAAAATGTTTTCTCAAACTTTTGGTACAAAGGTTACGTTAAAAGCACAGCAAGGATATGGCAAAAAGAAAACTAAATTTAGAAAAGCTACCACACGAAAGAATACCAAAAAAAACAAGTCTAGGTAGACGACCTAAAACATCTTCTATGAACAAGAATAAACGAAGATCATGGAAGGCTTACAACTCACAAGGTCGATGAAACCCATAATGATTACGCTATTATATTTAACTTTTGGTGGAGACATTAAACAGGAGAGATTTGAGATATTTACAAGTTGCAGTAGTTGGTTTAATACTAACGTAGCAGTATATGAGAAGAGGAAAAAGACCTTTCTATCCAATCATTACTATTACAAGTACCAAGATAAAAAAGTTATAGGTTATATTTGCGGAGGAAACGAACCACAATGAAGATAAGCGACAACACATCAGTCAGTATGCCAATTCGTAATATGGTTGCGATTGTGGTCGGTGTTGTTATGGGTGTGTGGGGTTACGCAGAATTAACTGCTAGGCTTACATCTCTTGAAACAAGTCGTGAGCTTATGCAATCTGATTTACTCAAAGCATCAGATCAGAAACCTGTGGATCAAGAACAATTTTTGATTATG